CCCCTTAAATCTCCGTTCTGTCGTCTCACCATCCCATCAATATATCCCTTCCGCAACACGCCTGTCGCTCGCCAGAGAACCCCCATGTCCAGCCGTTACGCCACCATCATCACCGACGATGACGGCCGCGAGGTCGTCAGCGCCATTGGCCAGTTCGAGGGCGCCGCACCTGTGCGCCACGGCCGGGTCGAGCACGTTCCGGCCGGTGTGCAGATCGGCATGGTCCGGGGCGGTGCCGTCGACGCGGCCGGCGGCTTTGGCTTTCCCTTGGCGGGCGTCAGCGACAATGCCGTGAGTGTCGTCAGGGCGGCGCTCAAAGCCCAGACAGGCTCCGGCAAGGCGAAGCCCGAAGCGGCAAGCCGGCCGCGGAAACCAAAGGCAAAGCGCGCCGGCAAGCGGGCGAAATCCCGCAAGCGACCCACGCCGGCAGTCAAGAAAACGGCGAAGCCCGAGATCGTGGCGCTCGCCGGGGCTGCGGGGTAGGGCATGGCCGAGGATTCTCTCGACGACGAACCGCCTGGCGTGACGGAACCCAGGTCCTCCAGCCGGCCAAAGCGGACGAAAAAGACGCTGGCCGATGGTTTTCTGGAAGCGATCCGTGCCGATTTCCGGGCGCATGGCGCCGGCGTCATCGCCGAGGTTCGCACCGAAAAGCCCGACCAGTATCTAAAGATCGTGCTGTCGGTGCTGCCCAAGGATCTGCATCTCAACATCAACAGTCTGGAAGCATTGAGCGATGACGAAATCAGGCAGCGCATCCGCGGCCTCGAAGCCGTCCTCCGGCCATTTCTCGCAAAACCGGGCCTCGCAAAACCGGGCCTTGCAAAGCCTGTCCTCGCCAAGCCTGGTCTCGCAAAGCCGGGCCTCGACGGCAAAGACCGAGTATCTGAGCCTGCTGAGGGAATTGGACCGCAGACGCCGCGCTAATCAGCTTGCCGCGTACCGGCCCTATCCAAAACAGGCCGAGTTCCATGCAGCGGGCGCGACCAGCCGCGAGCGGCTGTTCATGGCCGGCAACCAGCTCGGCAAGACAAGGGCCGGCGGCGCCGAATGGGCGATGCACCTCACCGGCCGTTATCCCGAGTGGTGGCAAGGCAAGGTTTTCGACACGCCGGTGCGGTTTTGGGCGGCCGGCGTCACCGCCGAGGGCACGCGCGACAACCCGCAACGCATCCTGATCGGCCCGCCGCAGCAGCCGGCCGCGTGGGGCACCGGCATGATCCCGGCCGACGCCATTGTCAGCACCATCATGGGGCGCGGCGCGCCGCATGGGCTCGACAGCGTCGTGGTCCGCCATGGCGGTGGCGGCGATGTCCAGGCCGATGAATCGGTGCTGTCGTTCAAGAGTTTTGAGAAGGGCCGCGAGAAGTGGCAGGGCGAAACACTGCACGGCGTCTGGTTCGACGAGGAGCCGCCGCTCGACATCTATTCCGAAGGCCTGACCCGCACCAACGCGACGGGCGGCATCACCATCGTCACCTTCACGCCGTTGCTCGGCATGTCGGAGGTGGTGTTGTTGTTTTTGTCGGCGGGGGAAGTGGAGGGGATGGGGAGGTGAGGTGGTTTGGAGACGGAGCTTTCGCTTCCGCTCACCCGTTGCGTTCCTGCGCGCCCCCCTCTGTCCTGCCGGACATCTCCCCCACGAGGGGGGAGATTGGATGTCACCCTGGCTTTCGCCAATCTCCAACGGTTGCAGGCAAGCGGGACGCGGAAACTGCCAATCTCCCCCCAAGTGGGGGAGATGTCCGGCAGGACAGAGGGGGGCGCTGTCCCGCCAGCTTTCAAAAGCTTCCGCCCAAACAACACCATACGTCCGACGACTGCCAAAACGATTCAAGCCGGAAAGCCGCACAAATGACCCGCCACGTCACCTTCATGACCATCGACGATGCCGAGCATTACACGCCGCAGCAACGCGCCGAGATCATATCAGCCTATCCAGCTCATGAGCGCGAGGCGCGGGCCAAGGGCATTCCGGTGCTGGGCTCCGGCCGTATCTTTCCGGTGGCGGAAGAACTGATCGTCTGCGAGCCGTTCCGGCTGCCGCGTTATTGGCCGCGGCTCGGCGCGCTGGATTTCGGCTGGGACCATCCCTCGGCCGCTGTCGAGCTCGCCTGGGATACGGAGGCCGATGTCGTCTATGTCTCGAAAGCCTGCCGCGCGTCGCAGCAGACGCCCGCCATGCAGGCGCTGACGCTCAAACCCTGGGGCGAATGGCTGCCTTGGGCCTGGCCGCGCGACGGCCGCCGCGAGACGCTGGAAGGGGCGGGCGTTGCGCTGGCCAAACAATATGCCGCGCACGGGCTGAACATGCTTTCCAGCCATGCGCAGTTCGCCGACGGCTCCGTCTCGGTCGAAGCCGGGCTGATGGAAATGCTCGACCGCATGCAATCCGGCCGCTTCAAGGTGTTCTCGACGCTTTTGCCCTGGTTCGAGGAGTTTCGGCTCTATCACCGCAAGGACGGGCAAGTGGTGAAGCTACGCGACGATTTGATGGCGGCGACCCGCTACGGCGTGATGATGCTGAGGGAAGCGGTGGTCGACCCGGCGGAGTTCAGGACGTTGCGGAAAAGCGGTAAGATTTCCGACCCGCTGGAAGATTATCGGTGATCTTCTCCAACACATCCTCTTCTAACACGTCAACAAGTCCCCCAAAGCAGGGGGGCCGTTAGCATACGTGATCGTGAATGTGCTGATTAACTAGCGGTTTAATTAATGTGTAAAGTTTGAAATAACTTTCATCTAGATTGGCGTGCAGCCCCACTCTAGACCCACCCGACTTCGACCGGGGGTGCGTTTGTCTGGAGCGTCGACGGCTGATGGTTCGTCCGCCATATCGCGCTGGGCTCCTGGTCGCCGACGGCATGGGGTTCCGCCTGTCTCCCCGGTGCTGGCCGCACCGATATCCATGATGCCGCAAAACTCCGAAACCTGTGAGGCGGGGCGGACGACGCTGCATTGTTTCGACGGAATTCACGGGGCTTCTGGCGGCGGGGATCCGCAACGCCGGCAACTCCGCCGTCTCTCCAATAATCGTCGATCCGACAAAGCCCGCGAATGCGGCGGCCGGCATGCAATGCGATCAGCCATGCCGTGATCTCCCGCAGAGCGACCCCCTTTTGTTCAGAGCCAGTTGGGCAGGAAACAATTAGATGGCGACCATACCTCTCCAACTGGCGCAGCGCCGGCTCGATACCGGCAACGTGGTGCGATATCCGCAGGGATCGCCAATCGGCGGCGCCATGCAAGACCTGGGCGGCGAGCTTTCGGCCGTCTCCGAGCGCTTTCAACAGCGCAAAGAGCAGCAGGAGGCGTTCGACGCCGAAATTGCCCGCCGCAAGATGATGGACCAGATCGCCCAAGCCGAGGCCGATGTGGCGGGCAATGCAGCGCCCGATGGTGCCGGCCTGCATGACGCCATGTACGGCCAAGTCGATCCGCGCAGCAGCCAAGTGGTGAAGCCCGGCCTGTTCGACACGCTGTTCGACGATGCCCTGCCGAAAATACCCGAAAGCCAACGTGCCAATTTCGCCAGGCAAAAGGAGACAATCCGCGCGATGGGTTCCGAGCGCATGGCGGCGCGGCAGCAGGCGCGCCGCGACGAGTACGAGCAGGGCCAGTGGACCAAGGTCGAGAATATCTCCACCAACTCCATCGCACGGAGCGACCCTAACGATACCGCGAACTTCGAGGCGATCCGACAGCACGGCCTCGACCTGATCGCCAAGATCGGCAACCCGCTTGCCAGGCAAGCGGCGGAAGTTGCCTGGCGGAGCAACACGGCCAAGGCGTTGATGCTGGCGACGATCGGCCTGGACCCGAAACGCGCCGCCGAAATGCTCGGTGCGACACAAGCCGGCGATAGGACCAAGGACGATACCGCCGCGGTTGGTGGCGAGCCGAGGCAAGACACTGCAAGCCCATCGGGCTCGAAGGGCGACGGCGTCGGACAGCTAACCCCGGAAGAGCGAACAGCGCAGGCGTTTCAAGACGACATTGCGCCCGAAGACCGGCCGGCCTTGGTCCGGCTGGCCCTCGCCGTCGATGCGGCACGACAGGTAGATACACGCGCCAATATCAGTCTTGCCGAACAGAATGCACCTGAAGCCATCAAGGATACCGGAGCCTATGACGGTCTGCTTCCCACTCCCGAGCAGTTCGTCAATGTTCATGGCGCGACGGAAGGCGACAGGCGCTTTCAGCTATTCAACCGGGCGGTCAATGTCAGCCGTCAATTCCACGACATGCGTGATGTGCCCAACAACGCAATAGACGCTATGGTCAACGACGCCAACACTAAGGCGGCCAGCGCAACGCCGGAGGAGGGCAAAGCGCGACACGACGCCATCGCCGCGGCCGCCGATCTGACGTTCAAAGCAAGGCAAGGCGATCCGGGCGGATATGTTCGCAGGGCTTTCGCGAAGCTCGATGCTGCCTGGAACAATCTGTCGAAGCTGGAAGACTATCAAGTGGCAATCGTCGGCTCCATCGCAGCCCAGCAGCAGATGGGCTTTAAGACCATACAACCGCTGCCGAATTCCGTGGCGGAACGGGTTGTCGACACGCTCCGAGATCAGAATCGACCTCCACAGGACCAGGACGCGGTTTTGCGCAATGTGCTCATCGCGACGCCTCGTGAGCAACGCCGGGCAGTGCTCGATCATTTGCTTCGAACCAGCGTATCCAAGGTTGCCGACAATACGGCCGATAGGTCGCTTCGGGCGGCAGTGGTTGATCCCATGGGTCTGCTCGACCTCGCCAATACTCCCTTGGGAGATGGCCACTCGGAACAGCATTGGGAATCCGACCACCCGATAAGCCATGATCAGGATGGCGACCAGGCCCTAAGCTGGTCCGATTGGTTCAACAGGAAGATTCCTACCTATGGCATTTACGGCGGGCCTGGCTGGACTGGCGGTACTCGGGGTGGTGGTTTTGACCTACCACCTTTTGATATTCAGGACGGATTCTATAAGCGACATGACGGGGACTATCGCGACGCGAAAACGCCGGGCGATGTAATCGCGGCCGATAGGAAACTTGTAGCGTCTTTGAAAACATACCTCGACAATGAGGATTACATGAAAGATCCGGCCTTAAAGACCGACGAAGAGCGCAACGAGGCGTCAACATATGCTTCGCGCGCAATGAAACTTTTCCAAGGTAAAATTGCTGGAGAGATGGCGCTCCATATACCGAGCGCCATAGAGATTTCGGCTCGCGATGATGCGCAAAGGGCTTACGATGACGCACAATCAGCCGTTGGACAGGCGCAATTTGGAAGTAGGATGTCATTTGGCAATTGGTAACGATCTGGATAAGCTCAGCACCCATCGTCATATATTGTGATAATTTTTTAGGGGATAACCGATGGAATTTTATATTTTCGGGTCTGTCTCATTTGTATTGGCAATAATATTGGCAGTGTTTGGTGTTATATCAGAAAGTATCGATTCCAATCGGCGTGTTTCTGTTATTTTTGTTGCGGCAATTATCAGCGTTCCAGGATATATAGTTATTTGGGATTTTGCTTTCTATAAAGAGATTTGGTTTTTTTGGTGGGGTTAAGCTGTGTGTTCCCGATTCCGCAGGAGACAGTAGATGGCAATTTTTTTTTGGGGATTTGTGAGCCTTGTGTTGGCGATATACTTGGCAGTAAAAGGCGTCAGGTCCAAATCATTGACGCCGCTTCAGCGCGCTTTTGTCCTTTTTGGAGCTGCAGCACTTAGCGTTCCCGGATTTTTTACTATTTATTTTTTATTCGTAGTTGCCATTCTGATGCATGACAGCCCATTCTGATTTTCAACGCCTTTAAGTAAAGGCGGTGCGCCGTCTGTGGTCGGTGATATCTGAATTATGCAAATCCCAAGGTTTCGGATGAGAGTAATCTTGTCTGGATATATAAGCTTGACGGCCCAAAGCTTGGACAGCATTGGCACGGCACAGTGCACGAGCTTCGGAAATTTCGCCCTCGCACCGGGATGACGAAGGATACGCATGACGCTCCGTATCATCCCCGCAACCTTGCGCGATCTCTCCTACATCGCCGCCAATCTGCGCCCCGAGGACCGGGCCGAGATCGACTGCCAGCTCGACCATTGGTCGCCGGCGCTGCTGGCGCTCACCGCACTGCAGGGTTTTGCTTATGTCGCCGAGCTCGGTGGCAATCCGGAAGCCGGCTTTGGCGCTGCCGAGCAGCGCGGCGGGCTGTGGATCGCCTGGAGCTGGGGCACGCGCCGCATGAGGCGCTGCGTGCCTGGGATTACTGAGTTCTTTCACGCCGTGCTCGGGCCGCAGGTCGCTGCGCGCGGCGCCTGGCGGGTCGAGGCGCGGGCACTGGCTGCCAATGAATTGGCGCTGCGCTGGCTTGCCGGGCTGGGCGCCACTGAACGTTGTCGTCTGCCGGGCTACGGCCGCAACGGCGAAACCTTCATCCTCTATGACTGGACAAGAGAAAGCTGGAACGATGTGCCTTTTTCAAAAGCCGCCGGCGCTGAAGCCGCTGCCACCAACACCGACCATTGCCGACAAGGACGTGCAGGCGCGCGAGGCAGCGCTCCGGGCTGAGCTCGAGCAGCGCCAGGGAACGCTGAGCACTGTCAAGACCGATCTGTCGCCCGGTGATCTCACCGGCCAGCGCCGCGTGCTTCTGGGGGTGTGAAATGGGCGCGATGAAACGGGTGTTCAGGAGCCGGGGCGACTGGCCCTGGTGGTATTGGCGGCGTCTGGCGCGGCTGGTGAAGCGGCGGCAGGGGTAGCGCCAAGCAGGCCCCCCTCTGTCCTGCCGGACATCTCCCCCTCAAGGGGGGAGATTGGCTATCATGGCGGCTTTCGCCAATCTCCAGCGTTGAAGAAGTGAGCTATCGGCGAAGCTGCCAATCTCCCCCCTTGAGGGGGAGATGTCCGGCAGGACAGAGGGGGGTGTTCAAGCGCCGGCGCTGAAGCCACCTTGAGGGCTCACTCCGGCTTATGCGCAAACGCCCAGACCATCAGCGGGTATTCCTCGTCGTTGCTCAAATCGCGCCATAGGCCGTAGGCGCGCACTGGGCCGCCGATATGGGCTTTGGCGCAGGCTTTGTTGCCCCAGCCGAACACTTCTATGTCGGCTTCGGCGAAACCGCCTTCGACCATCACCTGCTTCAGGCCGGCGGGGGTCCAGCGGTTGTAATCGTGCGGCCTGGCATGCACTCTGAACAGGAACGGCGTCGCCACCATCGCCCAGCCGCCCGGCCGGGTCATGGCATGGATATTCCGCGCCGCGGCGAGCGGGCGCTGCACATGCTCCAGCACCTGGTCGGCGATGACGACTGAGTATTGCCGGTCGGTGCGGTCCTTGCAGATGTCGAAATCGGGGAAATCGACCGAGGTATAGTTGGAGCACATCGTCTTCCAGTAGCGGTTCCAGCCGGGCGAAACCTCGATCACGTCAGACGATTTGCGGCCGTCCGCCTCAAGAAACGCGGTGAACGCCTCGATCTGCCTGATGCGCAGCCAGTTGCGGGAATCGTAGCCGATAAGCCGCTTTGCAACCTGCTTGCTTCGCCTCGTCAGGGCACTGGGTAGGCTCTCCGTCATTGTCACATCGACCTCCTTAAAGGCCCGCCGCGCCTCCCTTGAACATCGCAAAAGCGGACAAAATTCGACCGCGCTAAAATAAGCTGAGATCACCGAAGAAAGATTGCCATGACGAGCGATTCCCGTGCCCACGATATCCTGTCGCGACAGGCCGAACTGGAGAGCGAGCGCAGCCAGTATGAGGCTGTCTGGGAGGCGGTGTCGGAATTCTGCGATCCCGATGCCCCCGACATCTGGAGCGGCCGCCGGGCTGGAAAGCCTGATCATTCCGCAGTCGGAAAAATGGCACGGGCTGTCGACCGCCGCCATGAATGACGAGGAGAGCGACGAGGAAAAGGAATGGGCGGAAGCGCTTCGCGATTTCCTGTTCTCGCTGCGCTATTCCGCCAATTCGAATTTCGTGCCGGCAACACAGGCCTGCCTGCGCAATGTCGTGCGCTACGGTCCGGCCTATCTCTATGCCGAGGAGGGTTTTGGCGGCACGCTGATCCGCTATGCCTCGATCCCGGTGGTCGAAGGTTTTCTCTCGCGCAACCGCTGGGGTCAGGTCGATATTTTCCACCGCCGCTATGAGCGCACCGCGCGGCAAGCGGCGCAGCTGCTCGGCTATGAGAAGCTGCCGGCACGGATCAAGATGCTGGTCGACGACCCGGCCAAATGCGAGACGAAGATTTCGCTGATCCAGTGCATCCAGCCGCGCGACGAGCGCAAGATGTACCGGCTCAGCGGCTCCTACCAGTATCTCGACACGGCATTCGCTTCCTATCACGTCATCGAGGACGAGGAGGTCATCGTCAGGGAAAGCGGTTTCCGCTCCTTCCCGGTGTCGTGCTTCAACTGGCGCCGCTACGAGGGCGACCCCTATGGCATCTCGCCGACCATCGAAGCGCTGACCACGGTGCGCGAGGAAAACGCCGTGCGCCGGTCGGGCCTCAGGGCGCTGCAGCAGATCACCGATCCGGCGACCGCCTCGAAGGCGCGGCTCGACTATGTGCCGGTGCTTAATCCCGGCGAGAATTATCCCGGCTTGATCGACGACCAGGGACGGCCGCTGATCGCGCCGATCGCCACAGGCCAGAACCCGACCTATGCGTTCAATTACGCGGAAAGCCGGGCCGAGGAGATCCGCGACATGATGTTCGTCAATCTATTCCAGACGCTGGTGCAGAACCCGCAGATGACGGCGACCGAAGCCTTGATCAGGCAGGAAGAGAAGGGCGCGCTGCTCGGACCGTCGGGCTCGATCATCCAGGCTGGATTCGCCAGCAATCTCGACCGCGAGTTGGGCATCCTGGAAGACAAAGGACTGTATGACGAAGACAGCCGCTTCCTGCCGCCGGCCAGCCTTGCCGGCAAGGCGGTGCGGCCGACCTTCACCGGTCCGCTCGACGTGCTGCGCCGCTCGGCAGAAGCCCGCGACACCATTCAGGTCGTCACCACGGCCATGCAGATGGCGCAGTTCGATCCCGGCGTCATGGACAATATCGACGGCGACGAGGCGCTGAAGATCGTGCAGGGCGCCGGCCGCAGCCCGCAACGCATCTTTCGCCGCCAGGACGAGGTCGCCGGTATCCGCGACGCCAGAGCCAAGGCTCAACAAGCCCAGGCTGGTATGGCGGCGATCACCACTGCCGGCAAAGTGGCCAAGGATGGGGTGCCGGCGGCGATTCAGGCGCGCGACAGCGGCCTGCTCGATGCCTTGCAAGGCATGCTGCAGGGTGGTCAGCCTGACACGTCGGGCGGCCCGGCTGCGCCGGGTGCCGGCGCATGAGCCGCAAACGCTTCGCCCATTCCGGGCAGGCCGGCGGTCCGGCGAAAGCGCGTGATGCGCTGACCAAGGCCTATCTCAGGGTTTTCTCCGGGCAAGACGGCGAGATGGTGCTGGCCGATCTCGCGGCGACGACGGGCTATTACCGCCGCCCGTCCTATGGCGAATGGATGGCCCGGACCAGGACACCGAATGGCTTCGAACTGCACAGCGCGCTGAGCAACGCGCGCGCCGAAGTGGTGCAGCACATTATGGGGTTCCTGACGCTGGATGAGGCGCAGCTGGCGGCGCTGGAGAAGGCGGCGAGGCTGGAAAGCAAGTGATCCCTTCTCCCCTTGTGGGAGAAGGTGGATCGGCGCTTTAGCGCCGAGACGGATGAGGGGTGTTGGAAGAAATGAGAGGCTGGCTACCGAGTCACCGATCTGGACGAGGTGTGCGCCAAGCTAGAACACCCCTCATCCGGCCGCTTCGCGGCCACCTTCTCCCACAAGAGGAGAAGGGAAGACCAGCGCCGGCGCTACGCTCAATAATTGCCGTCGTAGTAGCGGTCGTCGCAAGGTGCGGTGTAGATGCGGCCGCTGTTGCGGTCCTGATAGCGGCAAAGCTGTTCGCCGCGCCGCTGCGGCGTGGTCGCACTGCCCACCACCGCACCCAGCAGGGCGCCGCTGGCTGCGCCGATGACGGTGCTCTTGGTGTTGCCGCCGATCGCCTGACCGACGAGAGCGCCGCCGGCGCCGCCGATCAATGCGCCGGTTCCGGCTCTCTGCTGGCCTTCGGTCTGCGCACACCCTGCCAGCACGGCAGTCAGAAGCGCGGCGGCAATGGCTTTCTGCATGGTCATTTGGAGTCCTCCTTTAAAGCCTTGGGTCAATGCTTTGCCAAGTGCGGTCGCATTGCGGCGGAACAGGGGCACCATGCCTCACGAAATAAGACATGGTTTCTTTCGTCTTGACGGCCCAAGCCTCCGGCTGGGAAAAATCATGGTCAAACAAAAAGATCATAAAGATCATGGTTTAACAAGGCGATAGAGCCGGGCTCTATCGAAATGAATCAGGCTCCGGCCGTGACGAACCCCGCCTGCGGCGGGTCTAGCCAATCCCAAATCCCCAAGAATGGAGAATGCCATGACCCGAGGTCTTTCCCGGACGCTTTCCCGTGCCGCGGCCCGTGAGGCCGGCTTTGCCCCGCCCAAAGCCGGGCTTGCCGCCAGGACGAGCGGGCAGGGCGGCGCATATCGCACCGTCTTTTCGTTCAACGCCATGCAAGTGCCGGTCACCGATGCGCTTGCCTATGCGAGTCAGAAGCTTTTCGATTTTCTCGACGGCAAGGTGCGCATCAAGGGCGGCACCGCAAGGCTGCAATTCGCCGTGCTGACCACACGCGCCTCGACCATCAACGACAATGCGGCACTCAGCTGGTCGCTCGGGTCGGCGGCGGCGTCGAGCGCCGCGCTCACAGGCACCATGGTCAACGTTCTGGCCGCGACCGGCCGCACGCTGGACGGCGCCGGTGCCGCGCTGTCGGCCGCCTCGGTCGCCGACGTGGCTGCGGCAGCGACGCTCGACGGCACGGTGACGCCGGTCGATCTTTACCTGAACCTCGCCTTCGCGACCGGCACCGACATCGACGCCGAGGGCACGCTCGCCATCACCGGCACGATCACGTTGCTGTGGGAGAACTGGGGCGATAATGCGTAGCGTTAATCTTCCCCCTTGAGGGGGAGATGTCGCCAAGGGCGACAGAGGGGGTCGGTGCGACTGGGCGCGACCTCAGCGACAGATGGAGGTTGGCGCTCCACGCGTTGGTACCCCCTCTGGCCTGCCGGCCATCTCCCCCTCAAGGGGGGAGATACTGGGCTCCGCCGCCAGCTCCTATCATCAGCTTTAACCTTAACAAAGGAACATCTCATGACAGATATGGCAGACGCCGGGTCCGTGGTGGCGGCGCCACCGGCGGGCAACCTTGCACGGCCACCGGCCAACGGGGACAACGGGTCAGCCCCGTCGGCCGGCAAGAGTTGGTTTGACGGTCTTTCTGAAGGCAACCGCAAGCTCGCTGAAACCAAGGGCTGAACCAAGCCTGAAAGCCTCGATCGGGTTTTCACGTCCTATGCGGAGCTGGAACGGCAACAGGGTGAGAGCCTGCGCGTTCCCGCGGCGGACGCACCTGGGGAAGACTGGGACAGGTTCCATGCCCTGCTTCCCCTGGCGATGCGTCCGCTGACGTCGCCTGACAAGGTCGAGTACAAACGCCCCGACGGGCTCCCCGAAAACTTCGCCTATTCGGACGAGCTTGCCAACGCCTCCAAGGCGTGGGCGGTCGAGGCAGGCGCGACCCCAAAAGTCGCGCAGGCCTATCACGACAAGTTCGTGGGCTACATGGCCGAGCAGGCCAAGATGCAGCAAGAAACCCTGGCGCGTTCGGTCGAGACCACCCACGACGACTTGGTAAGGGACTGGGGACCGACCGACAGCGATGGCTTTCGCCAGAGGCTGGAGGTCGCCAACCGGGCGATGAAGAAGCTCGGCCTGGTCGATGCCTACAAGGCGAAAGGCATCCTTCTGTCTGACGGGGCGCTGACCGATCCGCAGATCGCCAAGGCGTTCCACGCCATCGGCGAGGCGATGTTCAGGGAAGACACGATCGACGGCGGCGCGGCTTTGAGTGGAGGCAACCCCTTCAAGCGCAACGCCGCCGGCGAACGCAACCTGACTGATATCTCAGCCCTCGTCAAAAGCGACCCCGCCCGCGCCCGGCGGCTGGCACGCGAGGCCGGCGAAAACCCCGATCTGTGGATGCCCAACAACCCCCTCTAAAGCTGTGTCGATATCCAGGTGATGCCGGCCTGCAAACGACGGCTTTCTGCGCTTCCGGTGCTCACGGACCCAAATGTCCGCTCCGCTCCAGTTCTCAAAAGCCACCTTGTTTGGTCGCTTCGCGCCCGTCTTCGACTCCGGCTCGGCCTGACCTGAATCTCAACACACCTTCTCCGCCAATCAACCCATGAAGGAAGACAAAAATGGCAGACGCCTACACCCGTATCGCGGACGCGATCGTTCCGTCCGTTTATGCACAATACTCGTTCGAGGAGCATGTCCAGTCGCTCGAGATCTATCAAGCCGGGATCCTGTTTTCCGACCCGGCCATCGCCTCGAAACTCTCGATGGGGGGCCGCTCCGTCGACATGCCCGGCTGGAAGGATCTCGGCAACGATCCGTCCGAACCGGTCAATGACGATCCGGCCGACTCGATCGAGATGAAGAAGATCGGCGCGCGCCGCGAGGTGGCTGCCCGCAATGTCCGCGCCCAGGCGTGGGGCATTCCGGACCTGACCTCGATCCTGGCTGGCGACGATCCGCAGAAGCTGATCGTGCGTCGCCAGACCGACTACTGGCAGCGTGCCAACAAGCTGACGCTGCTCGGCATCCTGAAAGGCGTGCTGGCCGACAACCTCGCCAATGATGCGGGCGACCTCGTCCGCGTCACCGGCGCCTCCATCGTCGACACCGACATCATCGAGGCCGCCTATCTGATGGGCGACCGCGCCGACAAGTTCAAGACGATCTGGATGCATTCCAAGCAGATGAAGGCGCTGAAGCTCGCCGACCTCATCGACTATGTGCCGCCCTCCGAGCAGGGCGGGCCGCTGATCCCATACTACATGGGCTTGCGGGCCGTCGTCGACGACGACATCCCGGTCGCGGCGGGCGTCTACACTGCCTTCATGTTCAAGGACAAGGCGATCCTGTGGAACGAGCTGCCAGTCAACACCGAAGGCGGGCCGCTGGAGTTCGACCGCAAGCCGCGCCAGGGCCATGGCGGCGGCGTCACCGAAATGGTCGGCCGCCGGCACTTCGTCCCGCACGTTCCGGGCACGCGCTTCCTCGACGCCTCCTCGGCCGGCGAATTCGCCACTGACGCCGAGCTTGCGCTGGCGGCGAACTGGGACCGTACTGCGTCGAACGTCAAGAACATGACGTTCATCGCGCTGAAGACGACCGAGGCGTGATCGGACCGGAAGGGCGGGAGTATCAGACCTCCCGCCACTTCGGGACGCCAGGTCGGCCATGTAGCGAATTCCAGATTCACGCGCTGCGCTGCTCCAGAGTGAAACAAGTCTTGGGGGCTCGCAACATATTCATGTTGCACTTTAATCAATCGCCGTCACCAAACGGTTACACAAAAGGGCGATGCTGCCTTGTCTTGGCAAAGGAGGGTAACCATGAGTATGACATATAAGGCGGTTCAGGAAGTGCTCCGAAAAGCGGGTATTGTCATAAGCAAAAAGGGGGAAGTTCACCGTATAAACTTCTTCAGCGGTCTGGAAAACACCGCCTACTACACGACAAGTCTTCAAGATGCCCTGGACAAGGGTTTGGCGATGGGAAGAGGTACCGGAAGGCTGCAAGCAAGCGCCTTTGCCAAGTCAGCCGAAGCAGGGCGGCGGATCTCGACGAGCGCACGCCTCGGCTGATGCCGCAGGAATTCAGGCCGCAAATCATCGCCGCGTTGCGCGGCGACATCGTGAAACTGCAATAGCGACAATATTGTCGTCTTTTCGTTGCTCGAACGAGCACAAGGGACTGAAAACACATCCCACGCCACCCGTTTCCTGACGGGTGGTTGGTATCGTGACGGGTTCCACGCACAAGACGTGCGAACGTTTTGCCCAAGCCCAAAATCACCAGATCCCCAGCCGCTACGAAGCGGCTTTTTGCCGTGGGGCCGCCATGCCCTGCTTTTCCCGATCCATACTCACGGAGGCCTAAACCATGGCCATCACCCCGCTCGACATCGCCAACATGGCGCTTGGCGTCCTCGACGAGGCGCCGATCGACAGCCTTGATCAGGATGTGAAAGCCGCGCGCTTGCTCAACATGCATTTCGACCTGACCCGCGAAGCCGAGCTGACGAAACACGCCTGGGTCTTCGCCATCCTCGCGGCCGCAGTCGCCGGAGCCGACACTGGTAGCGGCGCGGGCACGCTGAACTTTGCCTATGAATTGCCGCTGGACTGCCTGCGGCCGTTGCCGCTGACCCACAGTGGCGAGCCGGACGGCATGCCGATCTCGTGGCGCCAGGAGGCCGGGCTGATCTATTCCGACCAGTCCGGGCCGCGCCTCATCCAATACGTCGCGAATCTCACCGATCCGAACGATTGGGACGCGCTGTTCACGGAGGTGCTGGTGAGCGCACTTGCCATCAAGATCGCGCATCCGCTGACCCACAAGGCAGGCATGATCGACATCGCCCGGGGTGCCTATGACCGGGCGCTGGACGCGGCGTTCCACGCCAACGCCATCCAGCGTGGCGGCAGGCTTTCGACGTCGTCCTGGGCGATCCAGCGCGGCGACAACCGGTTTGTGCGCTGATGACGACGCTCTATCCGGTCCAGGACGCATTCGTTCGTGGCGAGATCAGTCCGCGATTGCATGCGCGCGCCTCGCTCGATCTTTATCGGGCAGCGCTTTCCAAATGCGAGAATTTCGTCACCTTGCCGCATGGCGGCATCAGGAAGCGCGGCGGCACCATCTTCGTCGGCGAGGTGAAGAACGCGGCCAAGACAACGCGCGGCATCCCGTTCATCTTCTCATCCGAGCAGGCCTACTGCCTGGAGTTCGGCGATTTCTATATCCGCGTCTATGCCTATGGCGCCCGCGTCGGCACGGTCGAGATCGCTTCGCCCTATGCGGAAGCCGACCTCTTCGATCTCGCCTATGTGCAGTCTGCCGACCAGATGTGGATCAGCCACAAGGACTATCCACCGAAGGTGCTGACGCGCACCGCGCATACGACATGGACGCTGGAGGATTTCGAATTCCTCGATGGTCCCTATGACGACATCAACGAGACCGGCACGACGCTGACACCAGCCGAGACCGGTCATCTGACGCCGGCCATGACCGGCAATACGACGCCAGGTGGAACGGTCTCGAATGCGGGCGGCGATCCCGACGCCTACCAGATGTTCGACCGCGACAGGGTCCAGAACATACTGATCGCCGGCGACTCGATCGGCTATATCCGCTACCGCAACGCGTCCGCCGCGCAGCGCGTCGTCGATGCCTACTGGATCACCGCGGCCAGCAAGGCGACGACCAATTTCGACTTCTTCACGGCCTGGGAAATCCAGGGTTCCAACGATGGAGCGAACTGGGTCACCCTCGACACCAGGACGGCGGAGACTGGTTGGTCGAACAGCGAGACAAGGTTCTACGAGTTCGCCAATTCGACAGCCTATGAATACCACCAGATCGTCTTCAGCGGCGGCGGCGGCGACGACGCGACGCACACGCGCTGCGCCGAAATCGCCTTCCACATCAAGGCTTCGGACCAGACGCCATTCAACCTGACTGCTTCCTCGATCGTCGGCATCAATGGCGACGCCGGCTTCCAGTCAGGCGATGTCGGCCGCGCCATCCGGCTGCTGGGTTCGGACGGTCGCTGGCGCTGGGCCAGAATCACCAGTCGAACCAGCACCACGGTCGTCAAGATCGTGCTCCACAACCATGCTCTGCCGAACCTGAGCCCGATCACCCGCTGGCGGCTCGGCACCTTCGTGCCGGGCAAATATGTCGAGACCGGCTCGCTCTACGAGGAACGGCTGGCCTTCAGCCGTAGATTCTCGGTCTATGCCTCGGCGACCGGCGACTTCGACAATTTTGCGCTCGGTGAAAAGGACGACGCCGCACTGGAATTCGTGCAGGCCGGCGGCGGCCAGGCCAACGACATCGTCTGGATCGCCGATTCCGACGGCGCGCTTTTGATCGGCACATCAGGCGGTGTCCGGGCGCTGTCGGGCTCCGGCATCGACGAGGCGCTGACACCGTCGTCGTTCAAGAACCGCAATTCGCGCACCTTCGGCTGCGCCCTCATCCGCCCGGTCGCCGCCGGGCAGTCGTTCCTCTATGTCACCCGCAGCCGCAAGTCGATCGCCGAGCTGGTGCAGACCTCGGTCAGCAAATTCACCTCCGACGATATCGGCCAGATCTCCGAGCATATTCCCAAGCAAGGCGTCGTCGAGCTGGCGTTCCAGACCGACCCCGATCCGGTGCTGTGGTTCCCGCTCGAAAATGGCGAGCTCGGCGGCTACACGCACCAGCCGTCGCAGGATGTGCGCGGCATGCACCGGCATCGTCTCGGTGGCGCCTTTACTGGTTCGGAATGGGGGATCGTTGAAAGTGCGGTTGTGACGCCAGGCCAGAACGGCGCCGACGATGTCTGGCTGTTCGTCAAGCGCAGCATCGGCGGCGTGACGAAGCGCACCATCGAGATCATGACGGCGCCGTTCGAATATGGCGGCCTCGACGACGCCTTTCAGGTCGATTGCGGCCTGACCTATTCGGGGGCCGCCGTCAATGCCGTCTCCGGGCTCGATCATCTCGACGGCGAGAGCGTCGACGTGCTGGCCGGCGGCAAGATCTATAAGGGCCTGCCCGTAGCTGCCGGCCAGGTGACGCTGCCGGGCGGCGCCGTGGCCAGCAAATGGCAGGTCGGGCTCGGCTACCAGTCCGAGGCCAACACGTTGGAACTCGATGTCGGCGGGCGCGACGGCTCCATTGTCGGCCGCCGCAAGAAGATCGCCAAGGTGATGCTTTCGCTACTCGAGACCGACACGTCGGGGCTCGAAGTGCAGTCCTTCCTGCGCGGCCGCTGGGAGAAGGTGCGCATGCCAAGCATTGTCGCGCCAGACGGCAAGGCGAGCCTGTTCACCGGCAATGTCGAGGTGCCGATCGACGACAGCTGGGAAGGGCAGGGCAGAGTGAAGATCCGCCACGTCAACCCGACGCCCTGCACCATTCGGGCGTTCACGCCGGTGTTCGATGCCGAGCCTTAG